CCTGAGTCTGCAAATCATATGCTTGTATCTCTAAATGGTGTATTACAAAAACCAAACTCATCATTTACTATTTCAGGTTCAACAATTACTTTTGCATCAAACCTAGCAACAGGTGATGTTATTGATTTTATTATTTTACTGGGTAATGTTTTAGATTTAGGAGTTCCAAGTGATGCCACAGTTACAGATGCTAAAACAAACTTTGTATCAACTTCATCAGGTGCTGGATTACAAATAAAAGGTGATGGAACAACAGATGGAACTTTACAATTAAATTGTAGAGTTAATTCACATGGAATAAAATTAAAATCACCACCTCATAGTGCTGGTCAATCATACACTTTAACTTTCCCATCTACTGCACCAGCGACAGACAAAATTTTACAAACTGACTCATCAGGAGTTTTGAGTTTTGTTGATGCACCTAGTGGTGCTCATGCGTTATTATCTACCACTACTGTTACAAGTGGAGTTTCTTCTATTGATATTACAGCAAATATTGATAGCACATACAAAAAATATATGATTGATATATTAAATTTACACCCAGCTAACGATGGTGAAGATGTGAGGATAAGATTTTACCAAAGTGGAAGTTTTGTAACCAGTAATTATAGAAGTGTGCAAATGAGACACACAGACGGAACACAAAATCAATCAACTACACAAGCACCTGGAAATTCTATGAAAGCATTGCACGATATTGGTGGAAATGAAGCTAATGAACACGCTAATGCTAGATTTTTTTTAAATGACCCATCAAATACGACTTTTAGGACAACAATAGGTGGAGTTGGTCAAACAATTAGGTCTAATGGTGAAATTCAAACTCACACATTCGCTGGTCTAATTGAAAACACTACTGCTGTTACAGGTTTTCAATTATTTATGGGAAATGGAAATATAGATAATGCCATTGTAAAACTTTATGGTGTTAGTTAGGAGTTAAACAATGGCTCTTAATTTTTGCAACAACAATTCCTTATCAGCAATCACAGCTTTACCAGCTTCAATATCAGGTGGTGGATTAAATTTAATATCTACACAGACAGCTAGTAGCAGTTCAACAATAGATTTCACAAGTGGTATAAATTCTACTTACAAAGAATATATATTTAAATTTATAAACATACATCCAGCAACAGATAATGTTAGTTTTCAATTTAATGTAAGTATTGATGGTGGCTCTAATTACAATGTAGCTAAAACTTCTTCTGCATTTCAAATTTATCATAACGAAGCAGATGATACAGCAGGTCAAGCATATCACAGTTCAAATGATTTGGCACAAGGAACAGGAGTTCAAATTTTATTAGGTAATGGTGGAGTAGGTAATGACAACGACCAAAGTGCAAGTGGTCATTTACATTTATTTGACCCGAGCAATGTCAATTTTGTGAAACATTATATAGCAGTTAGCAATTTTTATCAGTATGAAGATTATAGTAGAAATGATTTTGTAGCTGGATATGCAAATACTACTTCAGCTATCAATGCTGTACAGTTTTCAATGAGTTCAGGAACATTAGATGGAGTTATAAAATTATATGGAGTTAGTTAAATACAACAACAATTCAATTTCAAGTGTAACTGCATTAGGTAGCTTACCTGCTGGTGGTT